CCCATTTCACAGCCTTACGCGGTAAGTCGATCTCGCAGGTGTACCATTTGTGGTCACATTGTTTACACCTGCGGTCTCTTACGATCGATTCAATGGTGTCATGTCTGGTGTTGATTGTACGTATTGCAGAGCAATCACAGTTCGGGCAGTGCATTTAGGTGATCCAGTAAACGATTTAAATACCATTTGGCTTTGGAAGCATTAAGCATTGGATCGTCCTTATCCCACATGCGGAGGATGTAACGCAATACATGTGCTTGACAGCTTCCCAGTACGGGAGTGGGAGCGCGACAAATAGCGTCCTCAATAATGTCAATCACCTCCATCCGTCCTTTGGTGTAGTGGTCTGGGGAATTAACTGGATCGGTCATGTTGTGGGAGGTAGATAATGCTGAAAAAATGCTCTTAGTGCATCGCCCGTTGGGGTGCCCTTGGCAGCCTTGACCACCCGTAACACCTCTTTAGGCGTATCAAATAATTTGGTGCCACCGTCTTGGTAGACAGTAAAGTGGATCCCTTCTGAGAAATGCGTACCAGGTGCCACCGTGGCGTACACCTGGAACGTACCACCATCAAAGGTGCGGTTAATCCCGGCAGCAGGCGGCTCGATACCACAAGCCCTGAGTATCGATGCTTTTAGCACCGACTCAGGGATCATGCTGAGTTGCTTCCAGGAAGGTTCGCTCATAGTATTTCCATTTGATCCGCAATAAGGATTTGTTTATTTATTGCTTGGGAGTATCCCCACTCGGCAGCAGCATAGAAGCTGGCGCAAGATCCGCTTTTCATTTCTTCCCATTCTTTTACTACTTTAAAAGGAATTTCTATTGCTGGTCCCTGCTTCGCAGCAGCACGAAGGGCGGCGGCAATAGGACTAAATGGGGGATTTTGGGCCTCCTCTTCAATCTCATCCAATTTTGAATTAAATGCATAAAACACTGCCAGAGCGGAAGCGTACAGGTCAGTCATTGGGAGAGTAGCTGTTGCAATTTTCATGGGAAATACGATTGTTTTAAGTGTCTACTGTAGCACATAACGGTTAGGTATTCCAGAAATCCCCGGCGCTCTGTTTTAGCTGCAAAATTTCCGCGTCGGTGCGCAGGTTTTGTGCAGGTTCCCTATGGGGGGTTAGGGAAAAGTTGTCCCACTGGGCAGAAACCGCACCAGCACTGGGGAGTGACGTGGGACACGCTTTTTGCTGTCCCATGTCTTTTTGCTTTTTACCCTTGCTTTTTTCGAGCTCGTCGACCCCACTTTCATTAACCTCTCCATGCTCCTCTTCAGGTTCCGAAAACATGTGGGACACCTCTACCCCCTGTCCCACATCTGTTTCCAGTTCCACACTAGCTTTTCCGATGTGGGACACACTACTACGATATATATCAGGCGAGAGCAAAGCAAAGTATTTATTTACGGTTGAACTGGGGCGATCAGGATTCATCTCCTTGGTACTAAAAATCAAACCCCGAGCTTCAAGACGCTGGAGCGCTTTCCTAATACCGCCGACACTGCCGCCACACAAAGGATCAGCATTGAGATCAGCCCTAGTACGCCCCTCTCCAGCCTTAGAAGCGGTGATAAGACGCTGGAGCACCCGATCCACCACAGAAGCAGGGGAGGAGCTCTCCACGGCCATCTCGATGCAGTCTCTGAGCTCGAACGTAAGGTCATCCAACATTTTGAGCAGGAGCTTGCTACCTCCACGGCCAGCACGGCTCTTATCGATGCTTATAAGCCGCGTGGAGGGGCCTAGACGCTCAACTTCCGCATCAGAGGGCTTCCTAAGACTCCACACCTCGTCTACGGCGTCACGCAGCGCGGTAGTACCCCTAAAACCACCTGCCTTATTGCTGTGATGGATCAAAAGGATGCTGCAAGCCGGAAATAACCTGCCATTGTTATTAGCCAACCAGTAAATAGGGCCAGCAAATTCTTTCTTATTCTCATCAAAAGCAGAACCCCTGGAACACCCAGTAATAGAATCAATAATCACAAGTGCAGGTTTATGTTTATTAATAAGCTTCACAAACCTTAAATACCAATTCAAATCCCAACCCATAACAACACGAATAGGATCATCATGTCCTAACTCCAACTCCATCATCTGCTGCTTAACCTGCACCTCAGATTGATCCCCATTAAGAATCAACACCCCACCTTTCTGCACTGGAACGTCATTACCGCGAATAGAGAAAGGCAAACCTCTAGCAACATGTTTCGCAATAGTCCATGCAGTCATCGATTTACCATCACCACCAGCACCGTGAATCATCACAACACCAGGCATAGGTAACAAATCAGGAATCAAGTATTCCAACTTAATATCCTTATCAATCAAACTACCAATAGTCATGTCATCATCCTGCTGTTGGAATTGAATGTGAGCAATAATCAAACGCTCTAAAGCACCGGCATCTCTATAACCAGCTTCGAGCGCAAGAGCATTCATTTTATGCGCCATTTCAGCAGGATTTTCCAACTCCTGCAATTCAGTAACACGTTTAATTACAGATTCATAATCAAGAACATCAGCTCTGAACCTAGTAATCTTGCAAGCAGCCTCTGCATCCTCCAGTATCTTGCGTTGAACGTCATTAAACCTACGCCTTGCTGGATCTTGCTGATCCGCCAACCAGATTAAAGTACCAAAATTTATACCTCCACCCGGCTTAAAACTATTCCAACGATCTTCACAAGGATTACTATCACCCCACTGATCAGAATATTCAGGATCTTCACAACTCCAAGCACTCCATAAAGTCAAGCCAAGATCAGTAGGGAGAGCGGAGTGGATCGCCATTCCAATTTTGATCCAATGGTCATGACTACCGATACCTTGTTGCGGGATAACGTTGAGACATTCCTGAACAATTTCAGCAATCTCATCATTAGTACGACCTTCCAACTGGAGCGCTTTACGGTTCTTTACAAACCCCGAAGTAACTGGGGAGGCTTTAGCAGCCCGCATCTCGCTAAGCAACCAACCAGGCACAACTGGAATTTGATGTAGATCACCTTCAAAACCGTAAGCACCAGCGGGTGTTTTATATGTTGTAGAACCTGGGTAAGCACCAAACAAAACACCTTGCCGCCCCCAAAGCACTTCATACCCAGCACCACTTTCTGAGAGTCCAAACCCTTTAACGTCCCCCCACATATCTTCTGGTACCAGAAACAAGTACTTAGCTCCGTTGGCTTTCGTACTTTTAATAACCGGAGCGGCTGTTAAAGTTTCGCCCCACTTGCCCAGTAAAGCGCTGAGATTCCTGTCTACATCAAGGATTACAAGACCTTTGCTACGTGGCCCGGTGAATACACCAACAGCCTGGAACACATCGGGCCGCTTGGTAATTGCAAGGGCTACATCAGCGGGAGTCATAACCCGATGGTGTGAATCTTCTTTAGGCGTCTTCCCTTTAGTGGGCTTACCAGATTCAAGATTTTGCCCCGCCGCATAGATTGGCGCGTAGGCAAACCCTTCCGGCATCTGCTGAACAAAGCTCAGCAACTCTTCTGTAGTAGTCATGATAAAATGCAGTGGCGAGAGAAAGCAACGCCCCGACCTCCCAAAAGAGGCTGGGGCGTTTTCTTATGGTAGTGCTTGACACCTGCTTTACAACCTGCTACTGTATAAAAGTACATCGCCCCAACAGGCATTCAACATGGCATTTCTGTCCAAAAGCGCTTCCGCTGCAATTGCACCAAAAACCACTGGGGCCTACCTAAGTCCCAGCAAGATTCCTGAAGGCACAACCGTAAGGTTCTGCTTACTCAGTGAAGAACCCCTTGAGTTTTATGAAGCCTGGGGTGAAGACACCACCGGCAGCATGAAACCATTCCGTTTCAGCCAAGAACCCACTCCAGAGGAAGTGGTATTAGAGATGGGCAACTATGTCCCCAGGAATCGTGACAATGGATCGCTGGACGTTAAGTTTGCGATTGCATTACCTGTCTTTCATTTTGAAGACGGCAAGGTAAAGATTGTGCAATTCACTCAGAAGAGCATTATCTCCGAGCTAGATCAAATTGCACAGATGGAAGATTACGAAGACCTGCTTGCGTGGGATTTTACCCTGGGACGTACTGGCAGCAAGCTCACAACCGTATATTCCTTGCGCCCAGTACCCCGCAAGGCTGCAACAAACAAGGTGATAGAAGCTGCATGGTCAGAATCCCGTGCCAGCGGTTTTGATATAAACCGGCTATTGACTGGAGCGGATCCTTTCAAGGGTTGATTTTACCGCCCCCTTAACTGGGGGCTTTTTGTCATTCTGGTATTTACCGCACCCATGGATCATTTAACCGTTGAGCAAATCTTTTCAAGGACCGTTATGGAGCAAATCCTTTTACAGGTTGATATTGATGAATCTTACAAATTAGGGTTGTCATCTTCGGAATATTACGACCTTGAGCGAATCCAGCTTCAAAGTTTTATCCGCAAACATGGAAACGAATACTACATCATGGGCAGAACTAGGGATGGCGGAGTTCTGGAAAAAGGCATTGAGTTGTTTGAGTTATTTTTGCTTACTGAAAATTTAGAAATTGCTCGACTTGAGCGGTGTTCACTGGTCTGATTTTATGGTATAGTATTGATGGGAGAGAGTATTTACATGTTCCTGCAAGGCCACACTGGACTGGAGCAGGACAACAGCGGCCCGTTCCGCGTATACCGAGATAGCGGTGGAAGAACCTTTCATAGCGTCACGCACATACTAAAAGAAACCGCCAACAACGAAGCACTGGAGCGCTGGAAAGCCCGCCTAGGAGAGCGTGCAGGGGTGATAAGCAGCGTAGCCACCACCAGAGGCACCAGAGCCCATTCAAGGGTGGA